CCCAATTCCCGGACGAAATCAGGCACAATTCGTTACGTATATATTGATAATAATAATCCTTACCAAAAAGATTGGTACCGGTTGCATCAACTCCGGTGCCGCTTGTAGGAAATCCCATACCGGTCAATATCCATCCCGCGCCGGATATGGATTCTGACAATACTTGATTGGTTCCTGAACCCATACGCATCGAAAAAGTGTAACCGGATTTGAATGGCGGAGCGAACGCGGACATTAAAGCTGTGATACCGGTTGAACCCCAATGATCGGTAGCGCCGGAATTTCCCGATGTAAATGTTTTCATTGCGGTAGATGTTTTAGCCGCGTAAAAAGTTCCTTTTGCAACAGTGCCTCCTGATGCCCACGCGCTTAAACCGCTGCTGTCCAGGACGATGGTAAATTTATCTGTTGCAGTTACGGTTACTTGCCATATTTTATCATTGATCGCAGTTGCCAGCGTGCCCGCTGCAATTGAGCCTATTCTGACAAAATCATTAGTTGTCAATCCGTGCGCGGCGGAGGTTGTAATCTCGCAGGGGTTAGCTGCACTGATTGCGCTAACTGTTAGATCAGCGGCGATTGCTGTTATGCCGATTGATATCTCATACATGCCTCCGTTTAAGCCAACTACTCCGCAAGCCTGTCCGTTGTGGGCGGTCTTTGCCAAGGCCACTCCTGATCCGGTTGTGCAGGAGGTAGAATACCCGTCGGATGTAAATATTACTGTTGCATCATCAACATCTTTAAGCGCTCCAGAGTTGCAACCCTTCGGGTAATTATAGGTCGAATTGTACCATGCGCAATATGTATCAGTCTGCGAGTATTGGCCATGAGCCAGAGACAGCATTGCCAGCGCAGAATTTTGGAATACTGACTTGACATGGAATCTGGAAGTTGCATTAACATTACCGTTAACACCGTCGCGTCTGTGAGCCAAATCAACCGCCGAATAATAATAGTTTGCGCCACCAGTCAGATCGGCAAACGGATTATGAGCCGAAGAGGAAGATAGAGGTTTCCCGCGCTTGATAGACGAGGCGATATATCCAGTACCCCAAGCATTTTTACTGTCTTTATACTTATCAACAAAAAACCCAAGTTGTTCTACTCCACCATCCCAAAACGCGCGGTGCAGGGCATAACCGTCTGCGTTGGCTAACGCTTCTGTGGCGTATGTATCATACCCCTTTATTTGTATAGAGTTTTTACCGTAGGTAATCAGAGTGTCGTTAAACTCAAAACTTGCACCAAAGCCTTTAGTGGAATCTCCCTGCGATGTAAATGTCGTATAGGCCGAGGAATCAACGCCGATGGTGTAATTGTCATCGTCAACTCTCGCTACCGTAAAAAATAAATTATTTATTTGCGTCATGCCACCGACGTTAGCGATAAATATTTTATCTCCGTTAATATAGCCATGACCAACTTGTGTAACTTGACAGGGATTGGCTTTGCTAATTGCCGTAATCTGGTTAGCCGCCCAGGTGTGCATCCGGTAATAAAACTTCGGTATGTAAACCATGATCGAGCCGTCTGCGTATTGATAATTTCCGTAATTAGGAGAGGATGGATCGTTATAACCAGTCATCGGAGTCATGCCGGAAGGTAAATTAGCCGTTGGACAAATACCAACACCAAAGCCATTCTGACCGGCAATGCCGATGTTATTTATGCCGTTACCAACAATGTAATATGACAGATTACCAGACGCATCAGAGACAAGAGATTTGCCGTCGCCAGCGTTAGTAGTTGCTTTAAGAGTAGTAAACGTCCCTGCCGCCGGAGTAATAGAACCCATGGTTGTATTGTTGATTGCGCCACCTGATATGATGATATTTGCCAGGTCAATATTTTGTTCGATGATATTCCAGTTTGCGCCGACCGCGGCTTGTGTGCCTGCCACAGTTCCGTCAGTCTTGCAGATAATCATGTCGCCGGTAATTACGTTTACACCGGAAGCTCCGCCGATCTTGCCGTCAACACTGACGATATAAGCGTGTCCCGCATCCGCAGCGGGGAAATTTGGATTGCCGGAACAATCAATCGCGCCCTTGTAGACAATGGAATCAGTGAGACCTAAAGCCGTTAAAGTGTCGGCAACGGATTTGGTGGTAAGTGCTTTGTTGCTATCAGTAAAGACAGGCAGAGAGGCAGACATCGACGCTGTGGGGATAGGCGGTATAGCAGGCAGCCGGTAATCTTTGGCGTATACAACACCCACAAGTAATATGATGCTTATGACTAATGCTAATAACTTTTTCATGGTTTACCTCCCAAAAAGCAATTCCACTGTAAATTTTGCACCGACTGTTGATTGGTTAGCCACTGAGAGAGTTATCGTGTCCGTTACTGGCCAATATCTCCAGGACGACATAAAAACACTATAAGGGTACGTGTCCTGCCGTCCCGTCGCAGGTATTAAGTTTATTCCTTTTCCACCGAGAACGTCATATGCGCCTTGCAATATCTGTATGTCGGCGGCATCCGGAGCCGTCCCGCCTGCGGTAGGATAGGCTGATACGATGTATAGAAAAAATTTTCCCTTCAGCAGATTCATCGTGGTTGTCGCTATCGCTGTGTCCGGAACTGAGCCATTTGTGGCGTCTCCGGTACACTCAAATTTTACGACAATATTCGCGTCGACATATGCAGTGGGGGTCTGCGTGCATGATCCTGTCGCCCAGAGATTGGAGGCCATCAACATGACGGCCAGAATGATTGCAAATATGAGACGTTTCATAATTAGTACCTCTAAGTTCTAAGTTCTATGTTCTATGTTCTACGTTAAAGATTAGGTTCCAGGTCCAACATTGAACGTTGAACCTAGAACCTTGAACCTTTTACGGTGTCTGCTCCGCCCATGTTCCGGTTGAGCTCATCATTACCCAGTTAGTTCCATCAACGGCTTGAATACATAGCGATTCGCCGATTGCGTCCGCGAAATAATATTCCTCCGCGTCCATAACGGTGGATCCGTGGACTATCTTATCGCCGGCAGCCGGTGTGACTCTCAATTCCTGAGCCGCCATAACAACAAAGCAGTAATTCACGCCTGCCGCCGCCGCCGGAAGTGTCCAGGCCGCCGCTCCGCCTGCGCCCGCGTTGGTCTGTACCGTGCCGGACTCGTTGATATTTAGAACCTTACCGTTGGTGTCATCGGTGACAGTCTTCAAAAAACCGCCCAAGGCCGCCGTGCCGTTGACATAAGCGTCTTCACCGTTGAGTGTTACATCGGGCGTACCATCGCCGACTTTTAAGTTTCCTGTCAAGATATTGAATGAGCCGCTGGCGGAACTCATGGTGACTTTCCAGTAGTTCGCGGTCATATTATCCATTGTGTCGCCCTTGGGACCGCCAAGATACCCTTTTATGAGCATATTGGTATAATAACCGTCCCAGTTTACTGCAATCGCCGGAGTCGTCAGAAAAAGCGCCAACGCCAGAATTGCAATGATTCGCATGAGCTTATTCATGACTTGTTTCCTCCTTTTCTTAGACTTCTAAGCGATCGCGTCAACGATCATGTAGGCCACGTCTGAGCATACGGCCTTTTCGTCGAGCGACATTTCAACTTCAATAATCTGGCCGCCGCCGCCTCTTTTCTCTTCGCGATAACGGCGCACTTTGTAGCCGACACCGGTGGTCAACTGATTCCAGCGGAAAGTCTTCCACGCGCTGACATTGTCCAGGGTAACAGCCGGATCAATGTATGCCAGGACAGCATGCTTTCCCCACAGGCGGGAATAAGACGCGGTCTGCCCTTTTTTGGCCGTGTTATACTGGGCCTTGCCGACAAGAATATTTTCAACTTCGAAAACTTCTTTCATGACCTGCTCGGTCACTAAAGCCGGATTTGCGGAAGTCGATCCGCCCTTGACGTGATCCAGCAACTGGGGATGACGTTTTAATTTGTCATAAACCTCTTTGCCCAGGATCAGGGTGTTCGGCGCCACAAAACAGGCCGCGCGTGCGGTATCAACTACGCCAATGGGATCGGATCCGGCGTAATCGGAAAACTGAGTCGTGCCGGACAGTGTGGTTTTGTAGGATCCGGCATAATTACCGGACGTAAACACCAAAGTGGCGATACGGGATTCAAATCCGAGAAGAAGCAGATCGGTTAAAAAGCTGGTCGTTCTTTCCTCTGGCTTGATGTTGATATCGGAATTACCGATAATGGCGTCGCTCAAAAAGTCTCTGAGTGCCCTGTCTTTGCAGGCATAGGTTCCGGTTCCGGTTCCCCAGGTGATTTCGTTGGCCTCATCCTTTGGCCCGCGCATGTCCTCGGGAAGTGAAAATTTGTCGCCTTTGTTGAAAGTGACATAAGAG